TCCAAGTCATCGGCATCAACATCTGCAACATGTTTATAATGTTTGAAATTGTCTTCAAAGAAGACAACATCGTTTTCAAAACTCCGGCTTGAGTATACCCAAGACTTTTCGGATGCCTCCCAGCCGCGCTCATTAACTTCTTTAATTTCAGCATCGGTAAGGATAATTTGATAGACGTTCAGCATGGTATGTTTCCTTTTGTTCAAACGTTATGTTATTATAATACCACGCTGGTTTGAAAAGTACACAACTAATTTAGGTTTTTTATAAAAAAATTACCAATGTCTAATAACACCCGCCACAATAAAGAAGCAAGTGAGCCAATTGACAAATTGTAATAGAATACGGATATACAAGCCAACCCGGGCTTGTTTCATGGTTAGAATAGGAACTTTGGGTTCATCTTCATCGGTCCGACCAATATAATAATCTAGTGACCGAGCAATAACTTTTTCAATTGTAGTATATTTCATGATAATGTAAGGGGAGGCCCGAAGACCTCCCATATGATTTAACCTTCAGCCAATTTCTGGAAAAATTCCAACGAATCATCATCTTCATCACTGTCAGATGATGTGGTTTCAGTAACCTCATCTTCCTTAGGTGGCTCCCATGGTGCTTCTTTAATCAAGGTTTCATCTTCGTCCTCAGCGGTGCTAGCAGTGGCAGTATTAATGGCAAGAGCACGATCCAACCGAGCTTTCAATTGGTCATATGTCTTGAACTTATCTTCGGCTACTTCAGCTTCAAGTGAGTGTTCAGCTTTGTATACTTCTTCCAACTTATCATCATCATCAAACAATGCTGATACATCATCAAAAGTAGACTTGTCGTAATTGACATAACCTTCTACTTTACGAATACGAAGTCGGAAATTAGCACCTTCCCAAAGATCAAACGGATTGCATGCAACATCATCATCAAATTCAGGGAACATAGCATCATTGATCTTATCGAAGATCTTTTTACCATATTCATAAAGGAAAACCTTACCTTCATTATCAGGGTTAGCGGGATCACTCACTACGTAAATATTACTTACAAAGTGGAGACGGCGCTTCTGTTTGCGTGCTTGTTCTCTTTGGTCAGAGCCTTCGCCATATTCCCATAGTTTAGAATTATATTCTGCACAAGGGTCATCCTTACCAAGAGTGGTAAGACATTTTTCAATATACCAACCACCTGGGCCTTGGAAACCATGATCCCAATATTGAATATATGGATGATCTTCACCTTCAGGCGCTGGAAGGAACCGGATAATAGCAGAGCCGTTGCCTGCTTTATCTCGTGTCGGGCGCCAGTACCGATCATCGTCATCAAAATTGTTATTGGATTTGGCCTTTTCAGCCGCGCTGCGAAGTTTATCGAATGAAGCTTTGCGCTTCTTTTTGAGGTCTGCAAATGACATTATCTTTTCTCCTTATATTACAATTTACAATGTCTACAACTTATCCACATAAGCATAATATAGTTCTATTTATATTACTTTCTACCGAATAAGTAAATACATTTTTCATTCATTTTATTACGATCATATAATAAAAAAGACCCTAAGTTCAATAATCGGTCTTTTTCTTGTGGCCAGAGAAACTTATCTTCAATAGTTTTATCCCAATAGTCAAAGATCTTATATAAATCATTGAGTATTAAAAGCGTCTCTGGCATCACTTCACCTTGTTTATACATATTATATAGAAGGGGATAATCACCGGCTTTGTTTACATTGAGTGCTTCATTGAGTGTATCAAATTTAGACAGATCTTGCTCAAAGCGATAAGTCAGGCTTTCATGCCTGGCTTGTAATTTCTTACCTTTTTCAAGTGAATCTTCGTTAAATAGATGACCGACCCAGATGTTAGACTTTTCAAACAAATTTGCTATTAACAAATATTTGATATTCTTCACACGAGCTAATTTATCATAGAATACCTGGTCTTTTCTAGATAAGAAATTATCCTTCTTTAGTCTGGTTTTACCTTGATACTTCACATAATCGTAATCTGACTTGAAGTGAAGTTTCATAGCCATGAACATACTATAAGCTTCAAATGGTTTCAATTAATTGATCCCCGACTTGACTCCTAACTTGATCCCATACTTGAACCTCAACATGATCCCAGACTTGAGCCATGACTTGACTCCTAACTTGATCCCAGACTTGATCCCTTACTTGATCACAGACTTGATCCCTTACTTGATCCTCAGCATGATCCCTGACTCGCCAATAGACTTGAGACAAGACTTGACCCCTGACTTGACCCCTTACTTGATTCCAGACTTGACCCCAGACTTGATCCCAGGCTGGATCACTGATTTGATCCCAGGCTTGATCCCAGACTTGCTTCTTAAGCGGTTTCATACAGGGAGCCTTGTTGTCTTAGGGAGATAATTAAGATTTTCAGCACTCTCTTGAATTTTAGCTTTAAGGTTGGTTCCATTCCTAATTTGAGCGGCAATAGCTTCAACGTCTAGTTTATTTTTTTCACAATAATCAATGACGGCATCAATGTAATCAACTTCGCCCTTCCCACGTCTTACCAACTTTTCAATTTCAACGTGTAAGTCTTGTATATTCAGGCCTGGTTTGTTCATGTAATCCTCAATGTTTATAGAAAATGTGATCACCTATAGAGGCAACTCTAGTAAAAGTATCGGACCAATATGGTTTAATGTGTGAAGCGTGATAAAATAATGACCCACCGGTAAAATCATCATATTCATTAATTGTCTGATAAGCGATGCTAAACGACTTAGCAACTGCTTTAGGATCGTTCATAATATCCTTAAGACCATCACAAGTCCAAGAAAATTGACAACCCCTAGAATTCCTTTGATAGACTACACCACAAATACTATCAGGAAAGCCTGTGGTCATGACTCGATTGAGGGTAACATATGATACTGCCTTCATACCCTCTTCACTTTCACCTCTAGCCTCATGGTATATATTCTTTGCTAAACAAAGCATTTCATCGATATCATAACGAAATACATCTAATTCTGAATATTTATGTTGTTCTATATAGACATTTTTATATTGAATGTCTTTTAAGACTACTTCTTGTTTAGGTCCATATAGGAACATGCCTAAAGTACTTAGTAGTGTCGTACATAGAAAGATGGTTAGATATTTTTTGGAATAACTCATTTCTTACCCGGGGGGCTCACCAAAGCTAGATCTTATTTCTAGTTATACTTCGATGAGCCCCCGGCCTTAAGTGGTTGCAGGAGAGGGACTCGAACCCCCGACCTTTAGGATATGAACCTAATGAGCTACCGCTGCTCTACCCTGCGTTAATAAGTGAGAGGTATTCTGTTGCAAGGAACCTCTCTAACCCCGCGTAACTATGCAGCTACTGCAAATGCTTCGTTGTCGTTAGCATTTATTTGTTCGACCCGATAACGGCGGTATCATGCCGGAAATCTCAATGATCTTTATGACTACCAATCGACCCTAGTTCGTCCCCAGCAAAAATAGACTTCCTCGTTGTGCCCTTCGAAATTGTACCGACAATAGGTACAGAAATCTATTTTTGGTGGAGACGGCCGGTACTGCCCCGGCGTGTTGTATAGTTTATTTCATCACCTTCAACAATTTCAATATATTTATAATACTCTATTTTTATGTCAATGTAAACCCTTTTCTTTAAGTTCTCACTTTTTAATCATCCATACCCGCCCGAGCATGCTTTGGCGGGTTACCTGCCCAAGCATAACCATCTTCCCAGGCTTCGAAGAACTCATCTTCATCCAACCCAGTATATGGATTAATTGCTTTATAAGATTCACCGCCGTAATTTTCTAGCATATAGGCTTCATAGCCTTCCCAATATGCATCATTTGTTGTATGATCCATTACGAATTCCTTAGCATTTTTCATAAGAGTTGTCCTTTTGTTTAAACCTTATACTATTATAATAACACACTGGTTTGAAAAGTACACAACTATTTTAGTTTTTTTATAAAAAAATTATTCGCCGTTGACGTGCTCGAGCAATTGCGTAATAAGTGTATCTTTCTTATAACGGCGGTCAAGCTCAAGATTAAAAGTCCTACCAAGTTCTTCTAACTCGGCCTTGGTAAGCTTTTCCAGATCTTCTCTATATAGAGTTGGCCAACTCTGCTTATTAAATGATAGCAACTCTTTGATGTATAAAATAACTCGCATAATCCAAATCATATTGGTTCTCCTTTTATGTTCTTGTTATTTATCCTTTAAATTAATTAGATTAATTTCAAAAGTCCGACGACAATCGCACATATTCCTCCACCAACAATCAGTGGGAGCACATATAAAAGTTGTTCTTTAAATGATACATTAGAACTTCTAATGTATCATTAATGATACATTAGAACTTTTGCTCTTTTTCTTTCGCCCGCTCTTCTTAGGTGAGCCCATAGTTTTATATGTACGCTTTGTCATATTTTTAATTAAAATACCTCACTGCATGGTCCGCGCAGTGCGTTGCTGCCCAACTTTCTGGCTTAATCTTAGGTGAGAACCCAAACATACCTTGAACATAACCAATTGCTTCTTTCATAGCAATTTGAGACTTATGCTTAGGATCAGAGTTAATGTCAAGATGGATTTCTAGATTACGATCCCCGACATAATCAATAACAGCTGATGCCGCTTCTACAGCATAAGCTACTTCATTTAGAAGCCTTTGCTTTAGTGAACCAAAGTCTTCCATTTCAATTGAGTTGTGGAAAATTTGACAACCGTGCTTAGAGTCCTTGTGAATAACAATTACAGTTGTATAACGAGCCTTAAATCTATTCTTACCAATTGAATACTTTTGAGAGTCACAACCAATGTATATAGAAGATTCATTGGAAGACGCCTTAATAGATTCGATTGCTTCGTCGTAGTTAGACATGATTAAGTCCTTATCAAATGAAACCTTAGCATCATGTGCAAGACATCTTCTTTAGCCAGCTGCACATACTATCTCTCTTTTATATTGACTAAGAGATTCCCTTCACCCTTATGTAGTCTATGATATACCATTTTCGGTATCTTGTAAGTTTCGTTGATTTCTAAGTCAAATGGAAGTTTATCATCAAACTGAAGTTTCCATCCCACTCCATCAACTATAGTTATCTCTCTATCTCGCTCGTCTTGGTGCCATATCAACTCATCTTCTTCTACATTTTCTTTGAATAATCTAAGTTTTGTGCCACTTTGTAGACAGAAATCCTGATATGGTTTTACCAAAAGAATGAGCCTCCACCTGATAGACCAAGAGATTTGGCGTAACGGGGCAGACGGCATGCCCAGTATGCGGCTGAAGTCTTATCGTTTTGCTCTGAACACTTATGTCTTGCGGCAAATGACTTTCTTGCTTCTGGATCGTTAAGCTTAACTTTAAGTCCAGTTGTGTCGCCCCATGTTACTTTCTTAATGCGGTCGCCATCTTTAACATAGACATAGAATTTCTTAGGACCACCCCTCATTGGCTTGTTGAGAGGCTTGTTCTCGCCTTCTGCTTTTTCAACAAGGTGGTCATCATACATGATTTGGTCAAGTGGAATCCACTGACCGTTGAACTGAGCAAAGTCACCGAGATTGCTTTCAAGAATTTCTTGGTCGGCAAGTGACTGTGGCTTGTATTCGCCAGCTTCGTATCTTTCTCTCAGGTTGACAAAGTGCTGAAAATACATTTTTGAACCAGCACGATATACGTTCTCGTCAATTAGAGTTGTTTTGCAATCATCACAGCAAGGCTCTGACTCTTCTTTAGAAATAGGCATACAGTTTGGCACCATTTTGCCACCCTTCTTCTTCATGCCTACCATTTCGTACCCCTTCCAACAAGGGTCTTCTTTCTCACAAAGATATTCTAGAAAAGTCTTCATTATTTGCCTGCCTTTATTGAATTACCTTATTATTTATAAAATAATGTTTTTTTTGAGAAGAGTGTTCTATCCTGTTGAGCTATACTGCTATAATTGGTGCCCACGGCAGGACTCGAACCTGCAACAACCGGTTTAGAAGACCGGGATTCTATCCATTGAACTACGTAGGCTTTGTTGGTAATGGTACCTCTAATAGGGATTGAACCTATATCTAACGATTATAGGTCGTTTGCTCTACCATTGAGCTATAGAGGCAAAATTGGTGGTCATGCTTGGATTCGAACCAAGATCGTCCCCTAATCTGGGCTCCGGGATATAAATCCGGCCGCTCTACCATTAAGCTACATGACCGATGGCGGATAGGGTGGGAGTCGAACCCACACGACACTGGTTAGTCCTAATGGTTTTCAAAACCACGGCCACCGCCCATTGGCTTGCCTATCCTTGAATTATGGTGCCCTTGTTCAGAATCGAACTGAATATCTCCGGGTTACAAATCCGGCGCATCGCCAGCAATGCTTCAAGGGCTTTATTGGTGCCCGTGGAGGGACTCGAACCCCCAACATCCTGCTTCTAAGGCAGGCGACTCTACCGAATTGGCCTACACGGGCTTTGTTGAACTATAGAACCTTTATTAGCCGAACTTCTTCTTAAGGCGTTCAAATTCCTTACGTTCTTTAGCTTCCTTCTTAGCGGCATCGGTCTCGGCTTTAGCCTTAGCCTTTTCTTCTTTCTTTAAGCGCTTAGCCGTTTCAGATGAAGTTTCATCACGCATAAAGTGAATGTAAGCTTCAACACTATCACCTGCTGACCACCCGATATCAAATGAAAAACTGAAATCAGATGCGCCTTCGTGGACATCTTTCAACCGATCCACTTCATATTGGAAATGTTCAATAACGTTTTCAATTGATTTACCATCAATATCCCACATATCAAACCGTTCTTGATCAAATACACGCTTAGTCATGGTATGTTCCTTTGTTTCAAACCTTATACTATTATAATACCATACTGGTCTAGAAAGTAAACAACTAATTTCAGTTTTCTGTAAAAAAAGTTGGTGAGTAATCTACGGAATCGAAGCGAGTTTGCGTGTTAATTACACTACATCAACATAATTGGTCAGGACGAGAGGATTTGAACCTCTGACTTCCTCCTTCCAAGGGAGGCACTCTGCCAGACTGAGCTACGCCCTGTAAATATAAAAGACCACTCTAGATTAGACTAAAATGGGCTTTTATATATGGGCGGCTTAGCGATACCGCCCAGACCATTTTGTTATTTACGAATGTTCAAGATCGTGTTGTATTATTTGTATAGTATATACTATGCTTTTGCAAAAGTAAACAAAAAAATGACACTTTTTTAAACTTTTTTTATGTTGCGGTTGGTTCATACCAATCTAATGATTTTCTGTATATTCTTTAAAGATATTCATTTATTTACGCCTCGTTATCTACTAGTATAATATCAAAAGAAGATGAAATAACTGAACCAGTGTCACCAGTTCCTCTCACTTCAATATCAGTTTTTTCTGGAAAACGCAAGGGAATCGAATAATTCTGAGTAGTATATCCGCCTACGATATCAGCAATATCCTTTGATCTAAATGGTGCACTACCATCTAGTTCTCTTGCTAGTAAAGTCACTGTGACAGCATTATTCATTGGTGCTACACCTATGTTCCAAGTAGTGAGATAACCAGTTTTTCCAGCTGGTATTGTATAAAGTGCAAGTTGAGTTTGACCCAAACCAGTAGTTGTCCCGCTACCAATAACGCCAATATCAGCAAGAACTGTACCGCCTCCAGCCGCTGCGGTGGATATAAGAACATTACCATCATTTGCCGCTAACACCCCAGCGGTTGCAACAAATGCTCTATAAACTCTTAGGAATGAAGCAGTAGAAGCTGCACCATTTACAGTAATCGTTTCTTCAATTAGATTGAAATCATTATCTAAACCTTGAACAGTAATCGTGTGAGCACCATCGTTGCCAGGGCCATCGTCAGAGCTTGCGCTATATGCATAAATTGTACTATCAGAACCAACATCAAGATAACTATAAAGTCCTCCGTGCATCCAAATAGTTTCTGGTATGTTTCCTACATTTGGATTTCTACCAAACTTATGTATTGCACTATACCCATCAACGAGTCCACCTGCGATAGGAATATTCGATGCAATTCCAAACGAATTGATAAGATTACCATCTTTATCCGATAGCATAAATGCTTCAAATAAAGTTTTATTATCTTGTAAATAAGCTTGGTTGTTTTTATTCCAAATTGCCATTATGGTGTTCCTTGAGTAAATCTATAGTCGTAAAAGTCTTTATTAATTTCACCATTTACCAGAGTTTTTCCTGGCTTCCTGCATTTAATATAAGTTTGAGTTGTGTGACCACCTGAGTTAGGTACTGTAAATGTTCTGACACCCGCGGAGACCGTTCCTGGAGAGTCAACATAGGTATCAGCAGCGGTTGCTGTATTTTCATATTCCCATGTTCCATTACTTCCTGGTACTGTTACGAATGCCATTATTTTTGCCACCCTTTAATATATTCAGGACTGAAGTTTGCTTTACTAAATTCAAGTCGGTCAACAATCTTTAATGCATTTGTTCCGTATTGGTCAATCGCAACAAATCCTTCTTGACCTGTCACCTCAAATCCTTTATTTGTTTTAAGCAGAGTACGAATACCTTGAACTTTATTTAATTTATTTATAATCACACCTTTAATATCAACAAGTTTATCATATAGTGTAAATATCTCTTCAATCTTTCTCAGATTTGATTTTGAAAAGATTGCTAAAGTTGCTGCCGCTTTATCCATTTGTGTTTTCTTACCAGCAGGTGTCTTTCTTGCGTCAGCCTGTTTTCTATAGTAATCTTGTATGTATTTCTGAAGTCCTGTTACGAAAGGTTTAATTGCACCTACACGTTGTCCTTCTCTTACTTTTGAATTAATGTATGTATTTACTTTTTGATTTAAATCTGCGTTATTACTAAACTCGTTTAAAATTTTTGCGTCTATCTTTCTGAATAATCTACCTGCTTCAGATAGCATATCCGTAATATCTTTGTTCTCTTCTTTTGTAAATGTTGCTGAACCTGATATATCTTTAAATGTTGCGTCTACGTGCCATACTGTTTTAACTTCTTTGAGTTTTGATGAGATCGCCTGACCAAAACTTGCAGACATTGAGTCAAGAGTTGGTCCTCCGTATGTTGTATGCCAGACCACACCGATTTCTGATTCTGATATTTTTTTACCGAGGTCTGATGATTTAGGTACCGCGTAAACAATGGTATTAGGATGGAAAGTAACATGCGGTTCTCCATCAATATTTTCTGTTTTAAGATCGCTTTTTGAATATAAGAAATCACCTTGTACTACTCCTTCAATTCCTATCTTGGCAAGTTCACTTAATGCAATTTTAAATTTAGCATTGAGGTCACCTGATAGGTCATTATCTATTTCTGCGTTTGTTTTATATAGTTTTGGAGTTTTATTAAATACTCCTTTCTTTGCGACAAAGAATTTTCCATCACTTGGGTCTTTACCAGCAAAGATCGCAGGAGCACCGTCCCACTTTGTTGTTAAACTAACAGGAGCTGCAGTGTTTCCTGAAAGCATATCGCGAATATTGCGAATATAGTTAATTACGTTTCTTGTTCCTGTCACACCACCATCAATAACGGCATCCTCAAGATGAGTCATATGTAGATTCTGCGCAGCTTCCGCTATGTATTGATTATACGACTTCATTTACGATCCTTTAACCTTGAATAACCTTTATGTCTAAAATCTTTTTCAACTCTTTTATGAACCATAGCAGCAACATCATCTAAATCTTTAAGATTACTTCCTCTCTTTAAATCTTTTTCCAATTTCTTTTTTAAATCGGAAAGTAATAAATCTAAGACAGCAGAGTCAGGAGCAGCTAATGTTGACTCAACCATTGAAGGTTTAAAAGAATTAATCCAATTAACTGCCTTTGGATTTGTTACTGGTTTATCAGCAAATGCCTTACCCCATTTATAACCTTGCTGCGCTACGTTTGTCAATTGTGTTCCATCAGAGTTATCAAGGATTAACATATTGTTTTTAAAGAATCCTTGGAATCGACCGATGTTCTTTTGAACTGCTTTCCATAATGTGACAACAGTTGTAGTTGGCAATGATCTTTGTCTCTCGTCATTGCGCTTAATTGCTGTATCTAAATCTGTGTTTACAAAAATCATTGCTACATCATAACCTAATGCTTTTAAATTCATTGCTTGATTTCTGATTTTCTCTTCGTCTTTACCAGTTCCGTCAATGACTAAACCTAATCGACCTTCAATATATCTTTCAAATTGAATACCAGTTAATCGTTTTGCTTTATCTCTTATTGCTTGTCCTTGAGCAGAAAATATTGTTTCAGGGTCCATTGTTAATCCTGCTTTCTCCATTGCTCTTTCAAATGCAATGTCAGAATTTACAATTTTAAATCCATGAGCAGCCAATGATGTTTGACCAACCATAAAAGATTTACCTGAA